CTACTGCCTAACCTGTCTAGTCTGACGAGGTTGGGGACCAGCTGTGCGGTGTAAAGGAGTGCATGTATCCCGATAGGAGTAACACGCTCTTTATAACCGATTTCATTCAGGCATTTAAGCCAGGTCTAAAGGGAGAAAGCTGTCAGAGGTGCGCACACATGACAGTTACCCAGCAGACAGAGCTCCTACGTGCTGTATAACCAGTTTAACCATCTCACCATAGTTCGATGGCCCGTTTCCGGGTTGTGGGATTGTTAAGCCCTAAATACCAGTCCACGCGGTGGCCACTGCCGACTCTCTCCAAGCGACCCTCTTACTTTCGGTGTCCTTACCATTTACCACAACTATCCTTACCCTCTAACCTAGCGAGCAGGTCTTGCGCGATGCTGCACCGCGTCGTCAACGGTAACCCAGAGGGAATTGACTCAGGAAGTCGAGCTCCGGAGGTTGACGGAAGTAGCGAGGTTGGGGGAGGAATGTATGGAGGAAAAGCGGATGGAGTCCAGGGTGATCTGTCAACCACTCGGAATGACACTCCTCTTCGGACAGAGTAATCAAACCGAACACCCCTTTATCCACGAGAAAATCTCTCAATTCCTTCGGCCATACAAACCTCCAAACCCTAGGGCCAAATCGGAGTCGGTAGAACCGCTCTAATGGTTCTTTCTCATCCTCATACCACTTTCTCGCTCCCCGACGATCTAGCCTCTCTTCATACGGCTTCACCCTCACTCCTTTCCATCTTTCGATGTAATCAGAGCGGAGTTCGTCCGCAATCCGATCGACCAGACCGTAGAAGCGATCACGTGGAGGACGATCAACAACCATCTCGATGGTTCTCTTGATACCTCTCTCCCGGGATCGGACAGGGCCTCTCACCAGAGCTCTACGAAACCAAGCTCGACGGATCAGGCGGCTTGCCTGCTTCATCGGAATCGTTTGTATATTTATCTGTCTTAATGCGATTTCGTGCCTCATCAAGACATTGATGACGTATTCCTGAACCGAAGATTTAAAGGTCTTCAGCCCCTCCCTTATACCAGCAAGCAAACACTCCTTAGTATCGTTCTCCGGAAGAAGGAAGCTCAACACAGGCTTACCAATAAATCGGCGAGCGTTCGCATCATAGGTTTTTGAATTCAACTCCAAAAACCTCTTCGAACGTCCGGTCTTATTGTGATTAACAATTAAGCCAAAGGTCGAGGTGACTTCGGACCAAAGCTGATAAAAGCGATCGTCCGCATTAAACAAGCAGTCATCCCCGTTGAACCTCCCAACCCGACGAGAAAAAGGTCCGTGCATTATATCGCACACAATGTCGTAACAGGCCTTATTGATAAGACAAAGGATTGGGAACGAGCAAAGATTCCCCATCATAGATCCTCTGTTGACCTCACGAACGCCATGGCAAGTCTGTACTCGTAAACGTACAAACGACTCCCACAGGATCTTCTTCTCGTCAGGAGCGAGCGCAGGAGAGTCGCATATCGCGGCTACCACAGTCCTTACAGCATCCTGATTCAACTCATTCGTAGCCGAGCTATAATCACCCGACGTGAAGGTTTCACCAGGACGCTGGTCTGCGATAACCGCCTCTGCATCCTCTTTCAAAAAGTCCCCTCGGACGAGCCACCCGTAAGAACTCAGGTGATCGTAAAGGGAATTATGAATTGGGGTCAGGAGGCGCTTAACCCGCGCCGGTTGCATGGTAACAACCCGAGCCTTACCTTTCGTCTTT